ACCGTTTTAATGGTAGGAAGGATTTTGTTGACGTAAAAAGATGAGGTGCTTTCATCATCCCCCAGAACCGAACTTTCCATATCGCTATAAAAGTAGCGATAGAGCATGTCGATATCGTACTTATCCCGCCAGGTGCGCCGGATGTCCTTAGCGAGAGCCACCCGGTTTTGCACTTGTTTAAGCCCCCGGTTTTGCACTTGTTTAAGCCGGTCGAGGGATGATCGTGCAGATTCACTTGCCCCAGGCGGCCCGTTTGGCTCACTCACAGGGTATGCTCCATTCACTTTGCTTTTCTGTAAGTTTAAAGACGCAGCTAATACAAATAATTTGATCAATACAACGTAGTTTAACTAAATAAGAGACTTTTTGCTTGCAAACAGGGCAGGTATATACAGCCTTGGTCATCTAGCAAAATCTCTAACGTAGGATTTTTGTAACTTCGATGGTTTTTTGCCAAGCTTCATCCAAAAATCAAAGTCTGCTTCCTGCTTTTTTTCTGGTACAATAACGGTTCCTACAGGAAACTTCCTAAGCCAGTATTTAAGGGCATCCCACGCATGATTATCTTTATCAACCAGTTGTTCAGGCTGGTTTTTGTACTTTGATACGTGGGGCGAGTGGGCAACGCGCTGTAGCATGGAGAGTTCCCAAATGAGGTTTTTGCAACAGCGGTGAATTTGGTAGCCGGGTAGCATGGGGTCTAGCCAGAGGTTGCCGGTCAGCCAGGAAGCCACGGTGCCATCGTCACCTTTGAGGCCGGGCACAAAGTTGACTCCGTTTTGTCTAAATAAGTAGGCGACGGATTTATTAGGGCCTCTGGCCATGACTTGGTTATCGCGCATGATTTCGGGATCGCATATTTTCATAATTTCGCGCCCGGCGTAGGGGTTTCCCTTGTACTTTTTGCCCGTTTTTGACGAAACAGCGTCGTGTCCTTTGATAATTTGGGCGATCATGGGGACTTCCACTTGTTCGTCGTAGAATTCCCAGATGGTAGCGCGTTTGTCTCCGGGCCAGACGGCGTGGACGAGATAACAGGCTGGAGAAGCGTAGCCGTGGTCATAGGAACCGTAGAGCTTGGCGTTTGTTAAATCAATCCCGCCGTCTATAAAAATATTAGAGTTCCTAAGCCATTTTTGCCAATCGGGGAATACTTTCTGCCCGCCACCAGCGCCGTACTGGATTTCCATTTCCTTTAGCCATCTGGGGTCAGACAGGCCGTTTTGGTAGCCAGCCAGGGCGCCTGGTAGCCACCTGCGGCCCGCTGAGTTAGCCGGGTTTTTGGTTTCATCGGCTGCGTAGTGAAGGCGGCATACGGTCAGGTTGCCACTGGTGACTCTCAGCGTCAGTGCTTTTTTATTGGGCAGTATTTTTTCAGCCATTACTTATTTTCAATTACTTTATAATGGTCCCAAGGGATCATTTTGCCGTTTATTTCAACCATGCAACCGGCACCTAGTATATACTCTGACTTGAATGATTGAGTTTGCAGGTAGCAACTCCGTTTATCAAATTGGATAATAATAAACATTACCACGGAGAAGAACACCATAAGGGACATAAAGAAGATAAATGCAGCAAATAAAGGAGAATCCGTCATGTTTGTGCCTCCACGATATCCATAAAGTCCCCTACTTCAGCGCTGGAGACAAATATAGCCTGCCCGCCGCCGCGGATCGCAGGTAGGGAGGCCGTATAGGCTTCTCCAAATTCAGGCTGAAATGCGGCCTCGTCGCTCATAAGAAGACTTGGTGTATTGGAGCGGATAATAGAGCCTCCCTGTGGGATACCCCAGACACGAGAACCAGAAGCAAAAAACAAATTGCATTTGGTTGCTGTGGTCATAGAGCGCATGTAATCAGGGAGATGGGTCTCCATAAATGACATTCTAGCCGAGTCCAGTTCGTCTTCCTTGACGCAGACTAGATTTTTAGCGTCATCTTCACGTTTGGATTGACACAAAATGAGCTGATGTGGCTTAAACTTAGCACGCCACAGGCAATAGGCGAGGGTTAGCCACGTGACCATGAGTTGCCGTGACTTTTCAACGGCCAAAAGCCCCGTTTCGGCAATGTGGCAAAGTTCCTTTGGATTAATGCCCCACTGCGCCGCGTATTTCGCCTCTTCTGGCTGTATATACCGGCCTCCCACCAAGTACATATCCAGCAGTGCGCGAAGGTACAACAAGTCAGGAAAGGGTTTTACCGGCTCTTTGGTATCGTGCTCATCCTTAGTCACAACAAAAGAGTGGCCAGTAGTGCCAAAGATGAAGGCATGGGCATCTTTCCTGCATACCATGAGGTTAAGTTTTTGAGCTGGCGTCATTTACGCTCTCTCTCGCCTGATCAACCCACTGAGCAATGGTGAGCAGTTGTTCAGCAGATAAAAAGCGATCCCAATCGCCCTCTTCGTAGTCGTCTTGCCCCCAGCCGCGCTGTACCTTGGTCATAATTTCAAGGAAGCTTTTAGCCTGGGACGTGAGGTCCAAGCACGTTTTTACAAGCGTGGGCGCAGCAAGTTGCTGCTCAAGCTTTTTAAGCAGGGTGATTAAGGTTTTAGCTTCGCCCCTGGTAATCCACGGGGTTGACCTGGAGGTCGCCACTTCTTTTGCCGTAAGCTGCGCCATCATATCGCTAAGCCCAGCAATGTTGGTTTCGAGCCCCTCAATTTCTTGCCCGTAGGTTCTAAGCATGCGGCTTACCACTTGGCCAGATGTGTCAATGAGTTCACACGTTTGCGCCAGCACGCGCATGGCCTCTTGCCTATCAAACTCCGCCACGGCGTTTCTCCACTCTCTTTTTCATGGCTTTAAATGAACGTTTGTTCGCCTCATCCCTAAACGCGGTGCGAAGGCGCAGCTTGTTGGCCACCTCCAATATGGCCTTGGCATTGTCTCTCGCCCACACCTCTTCATACTGCCCACTATAGCCCATGAGTAGCGCCATTTTATGCATGGCCTTTCTCACGTGCCTGGCCGTGGTATTAGCCGGTAGGTCCTCTACCTTGGCAATCTCGGAAAAGGAGTAGCCCCTTAGCCACAGGGCAAGTTTCCTATACTCCGCCGTACTGAGAGCGTCCATCACCAAATCCTCGGTCTCGCATACGTAATCCCCGTTATAAAATCAGGGGCATAAGATGGGCATGTATCTAAGTGTAAATGCCGGTTTGCCAATACTTTAGCGTCCTGGTAAACCCCAATCCCCGTAAAGCCCCCATCCAGGGCCAGCCTCACCAACTCGTAGGCATCCTCCCCCCATACCGCAATGTCCACCGCCTGCCCCGTTACGTGTGGACCCGTCCTCCCCGTCTTTGATACCGCACCGTTGTGCTCAGCGCAGCGGTAAGCTGAGTTAATGCGCATGGGCTTGCCCCATCTCTCCCTCAACTGCTCCAACCTCTCCATAAATACAGGGTCCATCCCGTCCCTACCACACGATGCCAGCTCACACTTGCAACACAACTCATCCCCACTAAAATGCGGCCAGTCCCTCATAACACCGTCCCTTCAGGCAGGTTGCGCCGTGAATGACCCCTCGGTGAAAACGGGCGGTTACTCCAAAATACCGCCGCTAAATCATCCATGTCTACCCCCTTTACATGAACCACATAAGACATACTCAAATAAATGCTAATGCGCTCCTCACGCTCAATCAATGCGATCACTTCCTCACAAGATATATAAACAAACTCCCCCTCCGTCGTGCACAACTTCACTGCCTTAGCCATACCACTACCTCCATCATCATAGCCATATGCAGTCACCACACCTAAATACCGCTGGCCACACCTTATGGTCTAAGAAAAATACCTAGTTCGCTAAAGGTAAGGTACTTAGGCGTGGCGCTACCTTATTATACCCCATGCAGCCCTATACCTAAAACCTATAGTGACTAAATAGCTAACCTAAAAGGGATTACTACCACCCTTACCCCACCCTTTACACCGGCCACATAACCTACTATACTCACGGGGCGGCGGTCGGGAGTAGGGCGGTAACCTCTTCTTAGCTCAAACCTCAAAACCCCCTACACGCTCCGCTCCGCCGCGCAACACTCGGTAGCCTCCGCTTACGCTCCGGCCGCTCCCCGCTTCGCATCGTCGCGTCCCTCCTTTATGCGCACCTCCACTCCGTTGAATCTTATTGTATTTAAAGCCTTTATACCGCGCCACACCCGCGCCCTGCCCAAATACCACGCCGCCAAAAAACTAAAAATTGTAAAAGTAACTTCCCTGGTCTACGCCTACGAGTTTAGTAGTAAGGTCCATCCCCCTCCCCCCAAACCTAACGTTAATTAAAAAGACCCTTGCGCAACACTGAC